GCAAGGCGCTTACCGTAGCGACTCGTACGAAGACGGCGCGTCTTATTTTGCATTGGCTGGCGAGGCCGCTGCGCAATATCGCGGAATGCCACTTAAGGATCAGGCTATTCCGGCTGAGTTCGGGCAGCAGTTCATGATAAATAAGCCAAGGTTGATAGATGGCGATATGCCTGCCGGTTATAAGGTGACATTCACCGAACCTCCAGCCGAGCCAGAAGCCAACCCTGAAAGCCCTGAGTTTTGGCGCAACGCACCAAAAGGAGCTACGCATTACACCCCGCCTAAAGAAAATAGTGGTTGGACTGCCGGTGAGTTTTGGAAAATAGTAGACGGGATTGCTGTTGAGTCTTGGATTTTCTTGAGTCAAGGGCTTATGCATAGCCTTAAAGACGAAAAGGATGGCGGCTTAACCGGTTTCGATTTGCACTACGCAATCCCTCGCCCAGTCGAGCCAGCGAGCGCTATTGATGACGAAGGCATAAAGATGCAGCTAGTCGGCCAGTCGGGCGAGCTTGCGGCAGAAGTCTATGCTGCGATTGATCTTGACGCTTTGCGTAAGCGTGCGCCGGCATCAGCAACCCATTACCTTGAGAAAAACGAACAGTTCAGATGGCATGCTTGCTGGTATAAGAAAGGCGACCAAGGCGAGTGGCTGTGCGCAAACGAGGAAGCCTGCAAGCATGGTGCACAGGCGGCGTGGTTGATAGACGGATGGAATGTAGAAGTTTTTGAACCACTGCTAATCAAGCTGTGAGCCGGCAATCAAAGCGCATGCCTCGCACGTAAATTCGTAATCAAAGGAATCAGAAATGCAATTAGATTGGATAGGCCAGGAAAAGCCAAGCATCGATTTTTCATATCTTGAAAACATGCCGCTTGCTGAGCGTGTGGAAGAAATAAACCGCCTGCGCGAGCAAATTCACCTTTACAGCCCATTCAAGGATGAGCCGGTAGACTTCGTAAAGTGGGTTGAGAATGATAATGTACATGCGAATGATTACAATCCAAATTCCGTAGCGCCTCCAGAAATGCGATTGCTTGAGCATTCGATTATGAAGGATGGCTACACGCAGCCAATTGTCACTTGGCCAAACAACGGCATTGAAGTGGTTGATGGGTTTCATCGTCATCGGGTCGGCAAGGAATCAGAAAGCGTCCGCACTCGCGTGCATGGTTATCTTCCGGTTGTGCAGATTCGTCCTACGCAAGAAGACAAGAATGATCGCATGGCCGCAACCATCCGCCACAACCGTGCGCGCGGCGCTCACAAAGTCGAGTCTATGTCTGACATCGTGGTCGAGCTTAAACGCCGATTCTGGAGCGATGAGCGTATTGCTACAGAGTTAGGCATGGATGCTGACGAAGTGCTTCGTCTGACGCAGATCACCGGTCTTTCATTCGTTTTCGCTGATGAGGATTTCTCCGAGGCTTGGCAGGCAGAGTCTTTTGCTGATGAGGCAGAAGAAATTGACCCGGAATAAATACAAGCGGGTTTATCACCACTACCTAAACCAAGAAGAATTTCATTCTGTGATGTGGCGGCAGATACCGGTAGATCAGCGCGAGGCCGCTTCAATCGCTTCGCGTGACTTGATGATTGACGCTGATCGGTTTGAGCTTGCCTGTGTTCGCGCTATCAACGAGTGGCCGAAAAGCGCAGAAGCTAATTTCACGGCATCGGTTATCAATCACCAGGCATGGCTAGGGCATGCCGCGTGCTGCCTTAATCACGGCGCTAGCGAGGATTTAACGCGCCTAGGCTGGCGGATGCTAAGCCAGGTTCAGCAAGACGCTGCAAACGCTGCCGCAGATCGCGCTATCGCATATTGGGAAAATAGCTATGAAGTTTCAAATCCGAAGAATGTCAAACGTAAGCCCTGACTTTTACCGCCTGATTGGTCCGCTTATGGGCAGTCGCCAAGTGGAGAAAGAGGTAGGCATCAGGCTTTACGATGACGACGACAAGGAATGGTATACGGCTTGGAGTGATGGCGTATTTGCTGGTGTGGCAAGCGTTCGCGGCGGAGTGGTAAGTGATTGCTACGTCAAGCCAGCCTATCGTTGCAATGGCGCACTGACTGCGCTACTGTCTTCAATAATCGCGGATAGCGGTCACGGCCTGAAAGCCAGCTGCACAAAAATGAGCGCTGGCGTGTTTTCAAAGGCTGGGTTTGTGGAAGTAAAGAGAACGAAAAACTTCGTAATGATGGAGCTAAAAGATGCCTAAGCGCGGGCTTGGAATTGACGTATACACAGCAGCTCAAGAGCGCATAGCGTTCACCTTTGATAACTTTGAGCGAATCTACATATCGTTTAGCGCCGGCAAAGACTCGACCGTAATGCTGCATATGGTTATGGATGAGGCTGAGCGGCGCAATCGAAAGATTGGCATGCTGCTAGTGGACTGGGAGGCGCAAATCGGCCTAACAATCGACTTCGCGCGCGAAATGTTTGAGCACTACGCAGAATGGGTTGAGCCTTACTGGGTAGCGCTTCCAATGAAAACTTGGAACGCATGCAGCCAGATTGAGCCAGAGTGGACGGCATGGGATAACTCAAAGCGTGATCTTTGGGTTCGAGAGCCTGAGCCGGTAAGCATCACCGACCCTGCTTTCTTCCCGTTCTACTACGAAGCTATGCCATTTGAAGAGTTCGTGCCAGCCTTTGCGCAGTGGTACGGACAAGGGGAGTCGTGCGCATGCTTTGTTGGTATCCGCGCAGACGAAAGCCTTAACCGTTTCAGAACCGTTGCCCGCTCTGATAAGCCGACCTTCCAAGGCAAGGCGTGGACAACTCACGTCCAAAACGATGCGTGGAATATCTACCCTGTTTACGACTGGCGCACTGAGGATATCTGGCGCTACCTGGGTAAGTTCAAAAAGCCATACAACAAGATTTACGACCGCATGTGGCAGTCTGGCATGAAGATCAGCCAAATGCGTATCTGCGAGCCGTTCGGCGATGAGGCTCGCAAAGGGCTATGGCTTTACCAGATTGTTGATCCAAAGATGTGGGCGAAGGTCGTACTGCGTTGCGCTGGGGCTAACAGCGGCAAGATGTACAGCAACGAGAAAGGCGCAGTGATGGGCAATCACAGCATTAAGCTACCTGATGGCCATACCTACAAAAGCTTCGCCATGCACTTGCTCAAGACGATGCCTAAGCCAACTGCTGAGCATTACAAAAACAAGGTTGCCGTATACCTCAAGTGGTGGTCTAAGCGCGGATACCCTGATGAGATTCCAGACTTTGTAGATAAGGGCCTTGAGTCGCAGGGCAAGGTTCCAGCCTGGCGCAAGGTCGTTAAGACCTTCTTGAAAAACGACTACTGGTGCAAGGGCTTAGGCTTTAGCCCGACCAAGAGCAGCGCCTATCAAGCCTACTGCGACCTGATGAAGCGTCGCCGCGAAGAATGGAAGCTCAAGGAAATAGATTAGCTTTACGCCATGGCATAAGCGCGATATGCTGCCATTACACAATTGAGAGAGGTTTTATCATGCGGCGCAACAGGAACATCCGAGCTGACAATCAAGAGTGGTCTGACTTTATGGCTCATATGGGCACAGAGGCTTTCCGTGAGCTTTGCGGCTCTCTGGCGTCTGGCAAAACAGAGCTAATCCGCAATCGATCCGGCGTCCTCGAAATCAAGCGCAAGAAATAAGGAACCACCATGCGGGAAATTGACGAAGGCTTTATTGAAGACTTGATGTTGGACGCGGCGCTTCACGCGTTGCCAGGTGTAGCCGCCACGTTTGGGCTTGAGATTGAAAACCGAGGAGACGTGATCGCGCACAAAGCCAACCGGCTAGGCGAGGCATTCGCCGAAAAGTGGTTACAGCGCGAGTCCGACCGAAACCGAAAGATTGCGCGCATCCTCAAGAATTACAACGAGCAGCAGTGAAAATCGGATGGGAGAAAGGGTTATGAAAGAGATTGACTGGTCTAAAGCGCCTGAAGGGGCTACGCATTTCTGGCATGGAAATGGGCATTTTTACACTGAGCTACATGGAAAGTTTTACCTTGCGGACAGAATCAATCATGGTTCTGTTAATTCTCCGTTGTCATGGATTGCTCAGTTAGTCGCGCGCCCATCCCCAGCCTGGAGCGGCGAAGGGTTGCCGCCTGTTGGGACGGTATGCGAATACCAGCGCGTTCGCGACTGGGTGAAGGTTGAAGTATTTGCGATCAAGCCAAACGAAAATGGCTCTTACACTGTTCTGTTCACATACGAGAGCGGCGCTTGGGCTGGCTGCGCTTCCCCTTTTAGCTTTCGCCCTATCCGCACGCCAGAGCAGATAGCCGCAGAAGAGCGGGAGGCGGCTATTGGCGATATGGCGCTGTTAATTCATCAGGAGTCGCATTGTGCAAGCGAGCCGTTGTCTATGGCTGCGGCAAAGAGCATAGCTAGCACGCTTGCGATGGACGGCTACCGCAAAGTGGAGCAGCCAAAATGAGCCTATTCCAGTGCGAAGTTTGCGGCTGCTGCGAAAACACGGCGCTATCCGCCCAAGGCTTTGTCTGGATGGCCGATCTGTTTGACTGGTCTTATGCGCCAGAGCGTGAAGGGAAAAGGCTGTGCAGCGCGTGCGGGCCAGTGCTTTATAACGATGGTACGCCAACAAAATTCGGGAAATGGCACGATCAGTTTGACCGTACTTTCCTACCGCTTGGAATGTTCATCACCAATTATCGCGGCAACCTTGCGCATAAAGAAACGGGCGATGAGAATTTCCGCGCCTATGAGATAGGGAGTGCCAAGCCGTGATAGACAAGCAAGAGCTGCGGAGGCTGGCAGAGGCTGCAACAGGCGGCGACTGGGAATACCGACTAGGCATGGTTCGCACGCTTCCCGATGCCGATGGGTATGTACCCATCGCTGTAGCGCCCAACGCGCCAAAGAATTGGAGAAGCCAGCGTGACGCGAACATGGCGTTTATTGCTGAGGCTAAGCCGGCCACTGTTCTGGCTTTGCTAGCTTAGATAGAAGACTTGAGCCTAGAGCTTGATGCATATCGCAACGGTTCTGTGTGATGGCTGATCCACTGCCAAAGCCACAGCACTGGTTTGCGCCTGGCGTTAATACGGTGCGTGATGTGATGGTGCGAGCATTTGAGTGCGCCAAGGCGTTATCGGTCGGCTATCCCGTGGAGGTGATCGTTAGGCCGGTTAAGAGCCGGCGCAGCTTGATTCAGAACGCAAAGATGTGGGCAATGCTTGCTGATGTATCAAGACAAGTTCAATGGCCCGTTAACGGCATTATGGAGACGCTAGATAGCGAGGATTGGAAGTCGCTTATCACGGCAGCGGCGCAGCAGGAAACCCGCGTTGCTGCTGGCCTGTCTGGCGGAGCTGTAATGCTGGGCGTAAGCACTCGGAAAATGACCACACAGCAGATGGCGGACGTTATTGAATACCTGCATGCCTTCGGCGCTGATAAAGGCGTTGTGTGGAGTGAAAGAGCAAAACAAGAAGTGCCAGATGAATGGGAGTCAACATGAGCAAATCACACCAGTTCCTAGAAGGAAGACGCCACGCAATATCAGTGCTCGAATCAGTCGAAGGCTTGCCCAAGGCTATGTATGACAATCGCGGGCCTGTTCAAACGGCCTTGGACAACCTGCGTGAAGCAGCTAAGCGTTACCCAAAAGAATACGCGGCTGGCGTTATGAGCGTTGTAGATGCTTTCGAGTAAGCCGCTCAAGCCTAAGCGTTGCCGCAACACTGAATGCCGGCAATCCTTCCAGCCGCGCAACAGCCTTCAAGTTGTCTGCTCGCCTAAGTGCGGCTTGGCACTGGCAGCGATTCAGCGCAAACGGAAAGAAGGCGAACTGGCCAAGCTGGATAGGGCGCAGAACAAAGAGAAACGCGAGCAGCTAAAGACGCGCGGCGATTACACCAAAGAGGCGCAGCAAGCGTTTAACGAGTTTATCCGGTGGCGGGATAGGGTAGCCGGCCATGCGTGCATATCAAGCGGCAAGCCGCTGGATTGGAGCGGTAACGCTGTCGATGCCGGTCACTATCGATCAACCGGAAGCGCGCCGCATTTGAGATTTGATGAGCGCAATTGCCATGCACAAAGCAAGCACGATAACCGCTATCTCTCAGGCAATGCGGTTGACTACCGGCTAGGGCTTATAGCGCGCATTGGTCTTGAAGAGGTCGAAGCGCTAGAGGCCGACCAAGCGCCAAAGCATTACAGCATTGAAGACCTAAAAGCGATCACGCGAGAATATCGAGCGAAGACAAAAGAACTGAAAAAGACGCTTGACGCAATGGCGATAGGTGGCTAGTATTTTGGTTGTGGTGAATGCGTAGGCGATACGCGACGAGGGATCAGGGTTGTCGTTGCATCTGTCTGGGCGGGGTTCGAATCCCCAAGCCAATTAGGTTCGACTCCTATAGGCATTGGACTTGAAGCAGATCATGCCGGGATCGCATCCGGCCACCACAACGAACATGGCGAAAGCCGACGGAGCGGAGTCGTGATACCGTTCGGCAGCACAAGCCAAGCTGTTTAGTTGGTGGATATGCCGGAAAGCACGTGACAAGCCGGGAAAGACCGGCCCTTATGCGCTGATGGTTGAGAACCTGGGTGGTCAGGTTGAAAAGCGCCTTGAAACCACAAGAGCATACGATGCCAGTTATCTGCAAGTAGGCATCCAGGGCAGTCAAATTTTAAACGGCTGATGAGCTGGTGAGAATCCAGCGAAACCAGAAATGGTCTCGTAGCCTACCAATGACTGCTGCGGTGGTAGGGTGAGCAGATACGACTGCCGTGAAAGCGCGGCCTTGAATTTAAGAATTGACGTGAGCGCTGGCGCGCCACATGAACCGGTGGCCGTGGAATGCGGGAACCTCTGAACCCTGATGCTTTGCATCATACGTGTTTGGATGGAATACGGCAGAAGCATGCGGGCCAGCGAATCGCCACCGTAAGTGGCCACGAATTAATCACCGAAAGAGGAAAGAAGCATGAAATTGGTTCAGATACTTGCTAAAGGTTTGGAAAAGTGGCCGCGCGCTGATTTCGTTGTTCAGGAATTTGACGGCGAGCTGTATATGGCGCGCAAGGTAAAGCCAAAAAACAATGAGGGTCGCGATCCTGTTTGGTATAGCCAGACTGGCGGTGATGGAGAATATTTTAGCCCGAGCGTCTTTCTTGATTTGGCTAGCGATTGCGCTACTGCAATCGTAAACCGCGAAATGTGGCAAGCCGCCCGCGCCAAGCTAAAGCCTGCTGCTAAGGCTAAGGCTAAGGCTAAGGGTGATGGGTGGATTCGGCATCGCGGTGGTAATTCTCCAGTTAAAAATTACCAAGCGATTGAATATCGCATGAGAAGTGGTCAGGTCATGAAAACCGCAACTGGCGGACTTCTTAACTGGCGGCATGGTAAGTGGCAAAGCGATATCATGGCCTACCGCATCATCAAGCCATCTGAGCAATCACCCGACGAAAAGGTCATGCAAGATTGCGTAGAGAAGTGCGCAAGCACTGAATCGGTTGAAATCCAGAATGCGCACTGCGAAGAAACCAACCCAGTAGCATGGCGTAACCTAGTCTTTGAGCTTGACGCCCGGCGCGCAGAAGTCGATGAGCTGTATCAGCGCCAATCCGCCGAAATCGCACAAGAGCGCGAGTCGCTAATCTCAAAGCTAGCCGCAGAAGGATTTGCGCTTATTGAGCGGGTAAGTGCGCCAGCTCAGCCGGCCGAGGATATGAGTGATCCTAAGAGCTGGATCGAGGGCGACTTGCTTCTGTGCGAGGGTGCGCAAACAAGCCATTACACTAATGGGAGGCTCTACAGCTTCATTCGAATTTCCAACTACGGAAGCGCTCGATGTATAGACGACCGAGGAACAGAAAACGGCCTATTGCCTCAGTTCTTCAAGTGGCATTCACGCCCAGCTAAATAAAGCCAAGCCCTCAAGCATAACAGCGAGAGGGCTTTTCTTTTCCTGATGATGTAGAAAACAGCGAAAAATGGTAGAATCTGCATATTACTGGGGGATTCAGAATGGCCGACAAGACTTACCCGATTTGGTACGGGCTGCTCAAAAAGATTATTGATATGGGTGACGGCAGCTATGCGGATCGCGTAGTTGCCCAGCCGCCTGTTGATAACCCGTCTTTTGAAGAGCGTATCGCGCTAGGTCTTGTCCCTGGCCATCGCCGCGTAGCCTTGTACGGCAATAACCCTGACGTAGACGTTGGCACAGAGCCAGAAGACGCGTGGACTGGCGGCGGCGTATATCCATGGATGACAGCCGCAACCTCTCTAGAGATTGTCAGCTCAAGCGCAGCAGACGCAGCGGCAGGCACTGGTGCACGCACAGTCGTAATCCAAGGGCTTGACGTTAACTACGCAGAGGTGAATCAGGTGGTCACGCTTAACGGCCTAACGCCTGTTGCCATTCTATTGCAATTGTTCCGCATTAACGGCGCATCGATTGCCTCTGCTGGCACTGGTCAAGTAAACGCCGGAACCATCACCATTCGTAACGCTGGGGCCGGCACTACTCGCGGGATTATCCCTATTGGGTTCGGCCTTCTGCGCCAAGCTATCTACACTGTTCCTGCTGGGTATCGCCTTGTTATCAGCAGCGTCCTAGGTGTAGTCAACCGGGTTGACACTGCCGACCGCTGGGCCACCTTCGCATCATGGCTAAGAACTGAGGCTGGCGTAGTGCTGCAACCGGCTGAAATCGGTATCACCACAATGGCTTACCGCGATAATTACACCATCCCCGCCGTGATCCCTGAGAAGTCAGATACTGCCATCCGCATTCAACAGGTAAGCGGCAACAACACAGACGTAACAGCAAACATCATGGGCTATCTCAAGCCTATGTAACCGGAGGCAATATGAAAGACGACTACGAAGGGTTTGCAAAGATTGGTGTGGGTGAAGGCTGACAAATGAAGCTAGACGAACTGAGAAAAGCGCTAAGCAACGCAAAGGCCGATATGTGCAGGGCAAGCGCGGGAATGATCAACATATCAAGGTCAGACAAGGCCGCTCTCAGGCGCAAGCTTGCAAAGCTGGAAATCAGGTTGTCCTTGGCTAACACGCAACGGAATAAGGCTATAGAGAAATGACAGCAGAACAATCAGCAAAGAAGCAGGTCGACTGGGAGCGTATTGAGCTTGACTACCGGGGCGGCATCCTTACTCTGCGCGAGATGGCTGCTGCGGGCGGCGTAACTGAGGGTGCAATCCGTAAGCGTGCAAAGCGTGATGATTGGGCTCGCGACCTGTCTGCCAAGATCAAAGCCAAGGCTGATGACTTGGTACGCAAAGAGGAAGTACGCAAAGAGGTACGCAGCGAGACAACTTTAAGCGAGCGCGTACTGGTTGACGCTGGGGCGCAGCGTATTGCCGATATTCGCATGGGGCATCGCTCTGACATATTCCGCGCAAGAGGGCTGGCTAACAAGCTGCTTGATGAGCTTGAAGGCTTGACCGATAACCGTGAGTTGTTTGCTGAACTTGGCGAGCTGCTGCGTACTGAGGATGACAGCGGCCAGGATCGCCGCAATGACCTGTACCAAAAGATCATTGATCTGCCGTCCCGGTCTAAGACAATGAAAGAAATGTCAGACACGCTAAAGACACTTATAACGCTTGAGCGCGAAGCATACGATATTGCCCCGCCATCCAAGCTTGAAGTAACTGGCGCAAATGGCGAGGCGTTAATGCCTACCATGATTCAGCTTGTCGCAGTCGAAGCCAGCAAGCCTGATGCCGACTAATGACAGTCGCGCAGATACAGCTGCCAAAGAAGCTTGTACACCTATTCTCTGGTGATGCCCGCTACCGCATAGCCCATGGTGGCCGTGGATCAGGTAAGACGCGCGGGTTTGCCTTGATGAGCGCTATCAGGGCATACATGCTGGCCGAGGCTGGCAAGTCAGGCACTATCCTGTGCGCTCGCGAGTTTATGAACTCACTTGAAGACTCAAGCATGGAAGAGGTCAAGCAGGCCATCCGGTCTGTTCCGTGGCTTGATGCTTACTTTGAGCTAGGCGAGCGCTTTATCAGGACTCGCAACCGTCGTATCTCCTACACCTTCTGCGGCCTTCGTCATAACTTGGACAGCATCAAGTCGAAGGCTCGCATCTTGATTGCCTGGATTGATGAGGCAGAGACAGTTTCAGAGATTGCGTGGCAGAAGTTGTTGCCGACTGTTCGCGAGGAAGGCTCTGAGGTTTATATCTCTTACAACCCCGAGCGCGATGGTAGCGCCACTGACAAGCGATTCAGAAAAAGCAACATGGAAGGCGCAAAGATCGTAGAGATGAACTACACGGACAATCCGTGGTTCCCTGCCGTGCTTGAGCAAGAGCGCCTTAATGATCGCGAGATACTAGACGACCATACCTATGCATGGATTTGGGAAGGGGCTTATCGTGAGAACTCAAAGGCTCAGATATTTGCCGACAAGTATCGTGTTGCTGACTTTGAGTCTGCGCATGATTGGGATGGGCCATACTTCGGCCTAGACTTCGGGTTCTCTCAAGACCCGACGGCTGGCGTTAAGATGTGGGTGCATGATCGTCGCCTGTATATCGAGTATGAAGCAGGCGATACGAACATTGAAAACGATGATATGGCGCAGTATTTGATTGATGGCCTGCCTGATATTGAGAAATACCCGGTAGTCGCTGATAACGCGCGGCCTGAGCTTATAAGTCACCTCAAGAAGCCTGATCCGCATCGCAACAGGCCGAACATTCCAAAGATTGAGCCATGCAGGAAAGGTCAAGGCAGCGTAGAGGATGGCATTTCATTCCTAAAGTCATTCCGCGAAATCGTTATTCACACTCGCTGCAAGAAGACTTTGGAAGAGTTCCGGCTTTATTCGTATAAGGTTGATAGACTTACCGGAGACGTGCTGCCTGACATTATCGACAAGTGGAACCACTACATCGATGCAACAAGGTACGGCATAGAGAAAGTGCGGACTAAAAACACATTCCTTATCACTGGCTAGCCATAACTAGCAAGCACAAAGTATCATGTGCTGCAATCAATACGGGGCATGCGAATGAAACTATGGGGCTGGTGGGAAAAATCCGACCCAATGCCAACGGAGAAAAAGTCCGGTGGATCGGTAGAAATCCCAATTCAGCGCGGCTCGCTGTTAGATATGATCTATGGCAATGGCCGTATGACTGCCACGGCTGCGATGAATTACTACCAGTCTTGCTCGTCTGTCGCTATTGCCGTGGATATGATCGCGGATGAAATTGAGCATATTCAGCCGGTTATTCAGGACGCCTCTGGCAAGTACACTGCCGACCATGATCTATTGCGCCTATTGCGCTCGCCTAATGGCTTCGACAACTGGTCAGGATTTATTGGTGCGACGGCCCGTCACTACCTGCTAACCCGCGAATGCTTCTTCTACGGTGGCGGGGCAGTAACCCGGCCCCCGCTGGAAATGTTCGCAGTAAAGCCTCAGGTTATCAGCGCAATCGAAAACGCAGCAGACGGCTACCCTCAGTCGTTTATGGTCACTAGCACTCGCGCCAGTGGCAGCTATGCCCGTATGGAGCGCGCCCGAAAGGTCAACTACTTCGACGGCAACCTGCGCGAACTGTTCCGGGTGCATGGCTTTTCCTCCCGCACTGATGAAACTCGCGCCGACAGTCCACTTGAGGCCGTAGCGCTTGAGGCTCGCCAGCAGATCAAGGGGCGTGTGCATAACCTTTCCCTGCTTGAGAACGGCGGGCGTCTGTCGCTGATTGTGCAGTTCAAAGACAGCCTGAGTGAGGATGAGCACTTAGCGCGTCGTGATCGGATCAATAGCAGTCTTGCCGGGGCTAACAACGCTGGCCGCATTGCCGTTGTATCGTCGGCAGACATGGAAATCCACGAAGCCGGCACCACGAACAAGGATATGGACTATGCCATTCTTGACGAGGTGGCCCGCCAAGCCCTATTCCTGCGCTACAAAATCCCTCTGCCACTGGTCAGCAACGACGCCAGCACCGATAACAACATGGAGCATGCGGTATATCACCTGTACGACCGCGCCGTATTGCCTCTAGTGCAAGTATTGTTTGATGGCCTTGGCCGCTTCCTGCTGCCTCGCTATGGCCTTGACCCGGCTAAGTTCAAGATCACTTTTAACCCAGAAGAAATCACCGCACTGCAAGAGCGCCGCATTGCCATGCTGCTTGAGCGTAAGAAGCTGGGCGTAGAGACGATCAACGAAACCCGCGCCATGCTGCCTAACCGCGAGCCTATCGATGGTGGCGATACGCTGTACCAGGCTGCCACTCAGGTTCCTGTCGGCACTGACCTTTACACCGACGACAACCTAGACCGCGCAACCAGCCTAAGCCGCACGGATAACGTAGATGCCGAGTGATCGCCAGATTCTCCAGCGAGAGCTAGCGGAGAAACTGCGCCTTGAAGAATCGCTAAAGCCTGGCATTCGCCGGATATTCCGTCGCGTGCTGGATGAGTTCAAGGCATCTGTAGCTAGAACAGGCCGGCCACAGTCTGTAGCGCGCTATGCCGTATCGTTTGAGACGCTTCTAGAGGATCACTACCGCAAGGTAGCCAAAGCCTTCAAGGGTGCCGTGCTGGCGCAGAACAACGCTTCCAGCTATGCCGAGCTAAAGCAGGCTGAAGAGGATGATCAAACTGAAGAGCTAATCGCCGCGATTCTGCTGCTGTGGGCTGATGGCCATGCACCCATACAAGCCGGCATCATCACCACTACAACCGAAATGGATATGCAGGACGCTATTAACCGTGCGCGTGCATCACTGTTAGAACAAGGGCTGCCAACTGACCCGCGCTCACTCGCAGCAGCAGCCACGCCTATCCTCAAGCGGATCCTGAATAACCGTGTTGACCTGATCACAGTAACCGAAACCCAAACATCTGCCGAAATGGCAAAGCAGGTTGAGGCATACACAGCAGCCGGCGCAGTAGTTCCAGGCTTAGCAGTTCCGCCAGCAGTTGGATTGCAGCCACGCCCAGCAGCGCCAAAGTTAAAAAAAAGTTGGCTGGACTTGCGCGACGACCGGACTCGGGAAACTCATCTTATTGCTGGGCGGCGCTATCAAGAGTCGCCTATTCCTATTACCGAAACTTTCGTAGTCGGTGGTTTTAGAATGATGATTCCCGGCGACACTTCGATGGGCGCGCCTATTCGTGAGATTGCGAATTGCCGATGCAGTGCGCGTTATTTCATTGGGTGATATGATTACCTTAGAGGTTACTATGTCCAGAATTGGCAAGTTTTACATGAGCAATGAAGTCGTAAGAGACGCTGAGGCGCACGACTTCGCTAGACTGGTATTTGGCCTGTGCGTTATTTTGCGGGCCGAATACCTAGCTGCTTATGACAAGTTTGAGTATTACGCGATTTGCTCAGAGTTTGATGAGATTGAGCAGCACTGTGTTGCACCTGAATATCGCGCAATCATCGACACCGATCTTAATCGCGCATACTTTGAGCGAGTGGAGTGAATCAAATGAAGAAGATGGTAGTCCCGTTTGAGGTTAAGCAGATCACCGAAGATGAGGAATACTTTATCTTCGAGGGCTATTGCAGTACCTACCTGAACGTAGATCGCGGCATGGATGCAGTAATGCCCGGCGCGTTTATCGAAACTGTTGCTGAGCTTATGGGCAGCAAGAAGACTGGCAAACTGCCGGCGCTCTGGCAGCACGAAAGCGATATGCCTATTGGCAGTTACACTGAGTTCCGCGATGACAGCCACGGCCTGTTTGTTAAGGGTCGCCTGCCGAAGTCTGACACTTTCGTATCGGGTCGGGTGATCCCGCAGATGAAGGCCGAGAGCGTCACTTCTATGTCGATTGGTTATTCGACAATTGACTACGTGATCGAAGGCGGCGTGCGCTTGCTCAAGAAGTTGAAGCTGTGGGAAATCTCCCTAGTGACAACTCCAATGAATGCGCTTGCCGAGATTACCGGCTTCAAGTCAGCTGATCACTTCCAAGACCTGCCACTCGCCCAGCGCGAACAAGAATGGGACGCAGAAGCCGCCGCCATTCGCGTTAAAGAACACCTGCAAAGTGTCGATGCGCCTAGCGATATCTACCGCAAAGACTTCTTGTGGTATGACGAACACGAAGCCGAAGACTTTGGCGCGTACAAGCTTCCTATCGCTGACGTGATCGACGGCAAGTTGACTGCCATCCCTCGCGCTATCTTCGCCGCTGCTGCTGCACTGAACTGCAAGCGTAATGATTCAGGCATTCCAGACGAAGACCGCGAAAGCGTGATCGCTCACATTGAGCGCTACTACGCCAAGATGGATTTGGAATCACCGTTTAACGAGAAATCAACTTTCCGAGTTGACGACTTGACTGTACTTACCGAGCGTGAACTTGAAAAACTGTTCAAGTCGGGAGTATGCTTTACTAACAGCACGTCTAAACGACTTGTTGCCGCGCTAAAGACTTTTCTTCGAGAGGAAGAGGGGTTGGGGAATCGGGACGATTCTAAGCAAACGATTGACGCTGAGTTTCTTAAGCAGCTGAAAGCCGTTGCGGAATTTGCCAACGCCCAACTTTCTATCCAATCGAGGTAATCCCGATGAGCGATCCAACCAATGACGCGGTACTAGCCGTCAAGGCACTGCGCGAAACCGTCGAGAAGTTCGGCGCTGATTCTTCGCAATTCAAGAGCATGGTGGATGCCACCAATGACGCTCTGGAAAAGCAGGAAAAGGCCAGCCAGATCATCAGCAACCAACTCGCCGAGCAGAAGAACGCCGAGAAAGAGCTGAAAGAACGCATCGACAGCCTGGAGCTTGAGCTTTCCCGTAAAGGTGCTGGCAACGGCGCTGACTACAAGGAAAAGCCTGAGTACAAGGCTATGCAGATGTTCGTCAAGCAGGGCCTCGACGCTCTGACTGTTGAGCAGAAGGCCACTCTGCGCACCGACATTGCCACTCAGGGCGGTTATCTGACCATGCCTGAGATGGACAACATGATCATCAAGAAGATCACCGAGATTTCGCCGATGCGTTCGGTGGCTCGCGTCCGCACTGTCGGCAGCAAGACCTTGGCGATCCCGACCCGCACCAAAATCCCGGTTGCTACTTACGAAGGTGAGGCAGCAGCAGGCGGCGACGATATCAGCAACTACGGCCAGGAAACTCTGACCGCATACCGCATGACCGTTACCGTTCCTTACACCTACGATCAGTTGATCGACTCCGAGTTTGACTTGGAAGCCGAAATCAACAGCGACGTAGCCGAGGCTTTCGCCTTCACCGAAGGTAACAAGTTCGTAGTAGGCACTGGTGCCAAGCAGCCAGAAGGCTTCCTGGCCAACGCTGCCGTAGCTGCCAACTTCCGCGAGACTGCCAACAGCGGCACCATCACTGGTGACGATATCCTGTTGCTGGCTGGCGACCTGAAAGTGGGTTATGACCCTCGCTACGCAATGAACCGCCAGACCTTGGCATTCCTGCGCACACTCAAGGGCACTACCAACGATCATTACCTGTGGCAAGTAGGCCTTGGCCCAACCCAGCCGAACACCTTGGCTGGCCTGCCGTATGTGATCATGCAGGACATGCCGAGCATCGCTACCGGCGCGCTCTCTGTTGCTCTGGCTGACTTCCAGCGCGGCTACACCATCATCGACCGCACCGGTTTGATGGTTATCCGTGATGAGCTGAGCAAGAAGCGTAACAACATCATCGAACTGACCTTCCACCGCTACAACCACGGTCAAGTGGTTCTGCCGGAAGCGTTCAAAGTTCTGAAGATCAAGGCATAAGGGGGTCACCATGTTTCAGGTATTCGATCTTCACAACGAAGCAACCAGCCGCGTAGGTTTGAACATCGCGGCTATCGCTTCCAACACCACTACCAGCGGCGCGATTATCGACACTGCTGGCTTTGAGTCGCTGGAGTTCTACATCCAGACCGCGACCATCACTGACGGCACCTACGTGGCTCAGCTGTGGCACGGTAGCGCTTCCAACCTGTCGGACGCAGTTCAACTGACCGGCGAAGAAGTGTTGGGTAGCGTCTCCATCGTGGCGGCTGACGACAACGTGTCGAAGCGTATCGGCTACGTCGGCAAGAAGCGCTATGTGCAGCTGCGCATCGTGTCTACTGGTGTAACCACTGGCGGCACCATGGGCGCTCAAGCTGTACTTGGCACCCCGCTGCATGGCCCGGCTGTTTAAGCTGGTCTAACTGAACAAGGGGCCGCTTGGCCCCTTCTTCTTAGGAGTTACGAATGGTTAAGCTCAAGAAATCCGGCCTGTGGGCGCTTGAAGGCGTGCATGTGGTTGATATGGTTGCTGGCACAGAGGAGAGCTATGG